GTTGAGAGCGTCTAATGGGCCTGTTTTATAGAAAAAGGTGGTTGAAGTAGGGTCATAAGTACCCGTCCCCGTTATTTTTCGGGGAATCTGGGGATCTCCGACCCTACCAAACGCCGCGGGCGGTGTGTTATCATGCCGGGGCGCACCTTAGGCGGCATCTCAGGACGCCGTGTCGCCGTGGGAACGTAATCGCCCCGACTGAGCGGGGCGTGCACACCGGTTTTCCGGACAGTCCGATTCTGGCCCGCCAGAATCGGGCAGGTTCGCAGGGCGGACGGATCTCTGCTTAGAGCCTAAGAATCTGAGCACCTTTGTGGGGGCTTTCGCCCCCACGCCCCCAACCGGGGACCGCCGGGTCCCCGGACCCCCGGGTCATCGCGAAAACGCGATGACGGATGACGGAGGAGGATCACCGTCGAGGTTTTTGGTAGGGTCCAAGCATCTTTTGCTGCGCCCTTGCCGTTTAGCTTAAAGGCGGGCGTGCGCGCGTGGGCGCGAGACTAGTGGGGTGCAACGTGGGTGTCAATAGCAATTGGGTCATGGTTGTGTCACAAATTGTTCAGTAGTCTCCGTGTCTGTTCAGTGGGACAGATCCAACGGGTGAATCCTATTGCGTTCTTTCTTGTGGTGGGTCATAACTGACCCAGGTGGCGAAGGGGATCTCACTCCAGATCGTCATGCGACAACTTCGTGGCGCGGAGTACCAAGAGGACGGCGCCAAGTTTCGCGGGATGATCATCAAATCGTGGCTGAAAAGCTTCGAGCATTCGCCGTGGGCGGGTATTTCCAGCCCCACGGATTATTACACCGTCACGGGCCGGGCCGTCGCCGCCATCTTGGCGCGCCCCACAGTGGCGGTTCACGTGGCGATGCTACCGGAGATCGGCCCCGACGAGCTCGGTGCCTTTGTCGTCGCCGAGACCGCACCCACCTATCCCATCGTCCACTACGCGTATACGACCAACGCGTGGAGGCAGCATGGCATCGCCGGCAAGCTTCTCGCCCATTGCGTGGGGGGCTCGCCCACGTTTGCCTACACGTTCAAGACAAATAAAACTCGGCATCTCTTGCGGCACCACAGGACGCGGTTTGAGCGCCGCTATGCCGTCGAGCCCCGAAGCCGCTGGCAATACTTTGACACCCCACGGAGGCCCCATGTCGGGCAGCACGCGCCGCAAGTTGAAAGGATTGGCTAATCGCTATGGATACAGACACGGACACGTCATCGACGCCTACAAAAAAATCCGCCGCACCGTCGGCGCCCAAGAGGCCCTCGCCGCCGCCGCCGCTGCCGTCGCAACCTATTCGCGGCTCTGCGATGACATCGCCGCCAGAGGCCGTGAGCGTCGACAAGGCCTATCTGATCAGCCGTCGGGGCTTGCCGGACTCGATGCTTGCGTCGAGCGGCAACACCGCGCTCCAGATCGTGGCTGACGGCCGATTTTTGGCCGTCCACCGCCGGAGCGCCCAGGGCGCGATCACGACGTGGCTTGTGCCCATGAGTAACGTCGAGGGGATGCTCATCAAGTGAGCGTCCGCCTGTACGCGTGCCGTGTTTGTGAGGTGGAGCTTGGCTCCGACACGTCATGCGACGTTTGCGGCACCTTCAAGGACATGATCGTCGTCATGGGCGATTTGCCCGCGCCTCGCGCCCCATCCAAGGCCGAGCTCGCCATCATGCCGCCCGATCTACTGCCCAAGCAATCGGCGCTCACGATGGCGCTCTTGAACGACCTCGAGGCGCAACGCAAGTCGCCCGACGGGTGGAGCGCCGGCGATTGCCGGACGCTACTCGCCACGGGCCAGACGCTCGCGAAGCTTCTCGACGCCTACCGCAAGGTCGAGGCCGATAAGACCCGCCAAGCCGCGGGCCTGAGCGTCGATGAGCAAACCGACCTATTCTTGACCGAGTTTTTCGCCAAACTGGCCCCCGACAAGCGGGCCGAGATCGTGGCCGCGGTGACCGCGATGGAGGGCACGGGCCCGGGCGGCGAGCCGCATTGAACCTCGGCGACGCGCGACTGCCCGGTTCGTTTTGGCGAAAGGTGCGTCTCGGCGTCGGCGGGTGTTGGCTGTGGATCGGGCTCACCGAGAAGGGTTACGGCCGCTATAATTTCTCGGCCGGAGGCGGCGAGTTTATGCGCTGGCAAGCCCACCGCTTAAGCTATGCCGCCGCAAACCAGGTCATGTTCCAGCACGGCCATTCGTGGCAAGTCGATCACAAATGCAAAGTCACCAATTGCGTTAACCCGGCGCACCTCCAGTTACTCACGGATCGCGAGCATTCGGTCAAGGATCGCATCCACGACATCTGCCCGCAAGGCCACGACAAGCGCCAGACGGGCCGTCGCGCCTCGGGTAAATGCGTCAAATGCGAAAACACTAAGCACCTCAGGCGGGCTTACGGATGAGCGCAAACGCCGCCCTCATGCCCGCTTATTGGGCCGAGCTCAAGAGCCGCGGCACGACGGATCGCGTCGGGCAATTTCGCGAGGGCGTTCGCAAGCTCGCGCTCGGATGCTTTGAGAAGCAAGCAAACGTCTTGCGTGACCCGCGCAAGTTCAAGAGCGTTCGCTGCCCCCGTGGTGCCGGCAAATCATGGGTTGCCATCACGTATGCGCTGCAAAAGATGGCGTCCCAGAACGCCGCGCGCGTGTTCTACATTTGCATGACGAAGCCGCAGCTCGAGCTCATCGTGTGGATCCTCCTCAAGGAACTTGACGAGCAATATCAGCTGAACCTGCAGTTCAATGAGACCTACAAGCGCGTCATCGCGCCCAACGGCTCGCGCATGTTTTTGCAGGGGATGGATTCCAAAAACGAGCTCAAGAAATTGCGCGGTTCGTTCTACGATCGGGTGGTCATCGATGAGGCCAAGGATTACTCACCGCTCATCTTAAAAGAGCTCCTGAAAATCATCCGACCACGCCTCGCGGATCGTAACGGTGACATCTTGCTCATCGGCACCCCGGGCAACGTTTGCGCAGGGATTTTCTTCGATGCGACGACCGTCGCGACAAAGGGCGTCGTCCCGTACGGTACGCCGCACACGGGCCCCTATCGATGGTCGTTCCACAATTGGACGTTGCAGGACAACATCCACGTTCCGCACAACTGGGCCGCGGCGCTCGAGTACAAAGCGGCGCACGGCCTGGCGGACGACGACCCCGAATGGATGACGGAATATCTCGGCGAATGGTGCCCCGACGCCGACCTCATGGTTTACAAATTCAGCGAGGAGCGCGACGCGTGGGAACCGACGGGCGTGGGCGAAAACGAACACGGCCTATCGCTCGCCCACGACTGGCAATATGTGCTCGGATGCGACTTCGGTTGGGAAGATCACTTCGCCATTTGCGTCGTCGCATGGTCGGAGTCATCGCCCGCGCTCTATCAAGTCTGGGACTACAAAGCGAGGCATTCGACCGTGTCGGACATGGCGCGCGAAATCACTGCCGCGGGCGATATGTTTGGCGACTTCACCGCGATGGTTTGCGACACGGGAAACTTCGGCAAGCACCTCATGGAAACGCTAAACGGCGACCATGGATTCTATTTCGAGCCCGCCGAGAAAAAGGAAAAGCGCGACTTCATTACGCTCTTGAACAGCGACCTCGCGCACGGGCTTCTGAAAATCCGCAAGGGCTCCAACTGCATCGACGACATGGAGATCTTGCAATGGGCCGACGAGCACAAACGCCGCGAGAATTACGGCACGCCCAACGATAACAGCGACGCGCTTTTGTACACGTGGCGCTTTTGCCAGCACCACAACTATCGCAAGCCCGCCGATGCGCCCGAGGAGGGCACACCCGAATACGCGCGGCAACAGCGATCGAAAACCATGGATGCCTATCGCAAGCGATTGCGCGATGCGGAGGATCCATTTGCAGAGGACGGAGACCCCTGGGATGACTAGCCGTTATTCAGCCAAAGAAATTGATGCGCTTCTCGAGGTGCTCGAGCGCCACAACGTGCGCTTCTGCAAGATGGGCGAGCTCGAGGTTCACATGGAGAAGCCCGTCACCAAAGAAGAGCTCGAGGATATTTATCAAACTGGCGACCGCAATTTCAGGCGGATCGAAAACACCCTCTCGCCGAATTACGGTGGGTTTGCGAGAAGTGATGACAAGCAATGAACACACCGCCATCCCGTCGCTCTTGGGAAAAACATTGGTTCGAGGAGCCGCCCGAGCGTTTGCACCGGGTGCTTTTTGATCACGTCGAGCGCATCGAGCAAGATCAAGCCTACGTCGCCCGCTATCACGAGTATTACTCCGAGGTTTACTCGGGGCGCGAGACGCATCGATGGGCCTCACCCGGCGCGCATTTCGATCCGCGGCGCGTCTCCGTCAACGACAACCTAGTCAAACAGCTAATTGACTCGGCTCAGAGCATCGTCGCGCGCGACTTGCCGCGCGTCAAAGTCTTGAGCTCCGGCGGGTCGTTTAGCGATCAACGCAAAGCGCGGGGCCTGACGAAATTTCTCGACGGCGAGATGGAACATAAAAAGGTCCGCCGCATCACCCCGGAGGCGTTTCGCTCGATGGGCATCGTCGGCACGGGCGGCGTCAAGGTATTCGGCCGCCACGGCCGTCTTTGCGTCGAGCGCGTCAACATGGATGACGTGGTCGTTAAAGAGGATGACTGCATCGCCGGATCGTCGCCGCGCGAGATTCACCATCGCGTGGTGATGGATGTCCGCGCCGCGTGCCGCAAGTTTCCCGAGCACACCGACGCAATTCTCTCGAGCATGAATCGTCGCAGCTACGGTGCCGGGTGGCGCATTCCGCATGACAAGGTCGTGATGATTGAGTCGTATCGCTTGCGTGACGACCCGCAAGAGTCGGGCGTTTACGCGCTCGTGTGCGAGCAAGAGACCCTAGATCACGCCGCTTGGGACCACGATTGGATTCCGTTCGAGTTTCAGCGATGGGAAACGCCGCTGAACAACGGCTGGTATGGGGCGGGTATCGCGGAGGAAACGGTCGATCTTCAGATCCTAGTCAACCACCTAAACAAAAAAGTTCGCATGGGGCACGATCTAATCGTCAACCCGTCGGTTTACGTCGAGGTCGGATCGCGAACGCTCGCCGAGCAATGGACAAACCGCATCGGCGGCTTTCGGTTCTTTCGTGGACAACAGCCGTTTATTCACACGCCGACGGCATTCGGGCCCGAGACCTACAATTACATTGAGCGGCTCCGGCAGCTTGGCCAAGAGCGTCTCGGCATCTCGCGCATGACCTCGCAGGGCTTTGTGCCGCCGGGCGTGCAATCGGGCGCCGCGGTGCGCGAATACCGCGCCGTCGAGTCGGGGCGGTGGGCCGAGAAATCGGCCGCGAATGACGACTTCTTTAAGCGCATCGCGTTGCTCATGATCCGGGCGACAAAGGAGCTCGTCTCCGAGGGCCACACGCCGATGACGAAAGCCCGGCTGGCGCGCAACTTAGTGCAGGAGATCCCGTGGGCCGACGTCGACCTTGACGAGGACCGCTTTGTGTTGACGGTCGAGACCTCGAGTCTTTTTGCGCTCTCGCCCTCGGCCCGGATGGAAAAGGTGCAGGAATGGCGCGCCGCCGGCCACATCGACAAAGAGGAGTTTCTCGCGCTGTCGGGCAATCCCGACCTTGAGCGATGGAGCTCACGCGCCCAAGCGCCCCATGAGCTCACGGAGATGGTCGTCGAGCAATTGGAGAATCTCGAGCAATTAGTGCCGGAGCCGCACTGGCCGTTGCAGCTTTTGCAAAAGAACGTGGCCGAGGCTTACATGCGGGCGCAATTGACGAGGGATTTCCCCGAGGAGATTGCCGACAATTACGATCGGTTCCTGTCTCTCGTGAACCATCAGATCAAGAAATTGACGGCGCCACCGCCGTCGGCAAACCCCGCGATGGGTGCCCCGCCACCGCCGGAGCAATTCGCCCAGCAACAGGATCCGGCCGCCGGGCTCGCCGCCGTTATGGGCGGGGCATCGGGGCCCATGGCGCAAGGATAGGAACACATGGCTGACTTTGAACCACTAAGCATCCCAGAGGCCCAGGGGCTCCGGGCAACCATCGCCGCGGAGTTTGGCGAGGCCCCCGCATCCGAGCCCGCCACGGGCCAGTCAGGGGCCGGAGCGGCCGAGCGGGCCGCCATCGCCATGATCCCGGCCGACCAACGGGGGCCCGACCCCGCCCGGGCCGTGGCTGACGCCGCCGCCGATGTGGGAGATCGGGTGGCCGAGGACATGTCATCCGATGCCGAAGCCACGACCATCGCCGCGGTTCTGAGCTCGGATGACATAATCCGCAAGGCCAAGGAGCGGGCGCAGAAACGGTCAAAACTTGAGGCCGAGCGCGAGGAATTCGAGCGCCAAAAAGCCGAGTTTGCCGAGCAATACAAGGGCGCCACCGACGCCCGGGCGCTCTTGGCGCGGCTTCTCGACGACCCCGAGCAATTCGCCGACGACGCTGGGCTCACCCGCGAAAAGACGCAAGAGCTCGCCTCGCGGCTTTGGCTCAAAGCGATGGGCGACGATGCCCCCGAGGATTACAAGCGGCAGGTCGCGCAGAAAAAAGCCGAGAAGGCCCCGGAGCTCGTCGACAAAAAACTCGCCGATTGGCAACGCAAACAAGAGGTGTCACTGTGGGTTGCCAGGACTGACGCGGCCCTCGCGCACGCGAAAGCTAGTGGTGAAATTCCTCACGTCGCCATACGTTACGAGGCCGACCCGCAGGGAACTCTTGACGACCTGTGCCTGTTAGCTGCTAAACTACGCAATACAGATACCCCTCCGCAAGATGTGATAAGCATGCTTGAGGAGTCGCTCGCGGAATACGTGGGGCAATTCGACCCCGTCAGACATAAGCCGCAAACCGGCAAAATAGCCACGGCGCCCGACGCCCAGCAAACGCCCCCGAAAACGGCCCGGCGGAGTTTATCCAACTTGGATCAATCCACCTCAATGCCACGACGGGAAACGAGCAAGATGTCACGCGCCGAGCTTCGGCAGTCATTGATTGAAACGCTCCGTCCCGCTTTTGAATAGGGAGCTTTTGCCATGACCGCTGTTAACTATGATTCTCGAGCCTCCGGCAATCCGATTTTGAATTCACTCAAGCGCGTATACGTGAGCCGCCCGCCCGAGCTCACGTGGAAACAAAAACACGCGCTTCTCGATCATCTGCCCAAGATGAAAGCCTTCGAGGGCGAGCCGGGCTACTGGATCTGGAATATCGATTACGACCACGCCGCCGTGTCGCAAAACTTTGCACAGGCGCTGGCGAACAGGCGCCCCGGATCAACGATTAAATTCGGCACCGACGCCGCGGACATCTATTCGGTGGCGCAGTTCGATGCGAAAACGCTCCGGCGCGCCCGCTCCAACGTCGGCGCCTTCGCCGACACCCTCGAGTCCGCCTATACAAACCACATGAGCGCCGTCATTAAGCGGCTCGCATGGGGCATCTATCGCAACGACAATGGCTATCTCGCAACACTGTCATCCGTCACGGCGGGCAGCAGTTACGTCACCTTGACCAATCGCCGCGATGTGTATGCGTTTAGCGTGGGCGCGATGCTGGAGTTTGACGACACCGCGACGGGCGCCTCGCCCAAGGCGGAAACGGGCGCCGACAACTTTACGATTACAAAGATCGACGCCGTCAACGGCCGCTTGTACCTGACGGGCATCGATGGAGCGACCAACATCGCCGCGAGCGACTACGTTTTTATCCTTGGCGATTCCAAGACCAATCAAGCATCGTTCCTCGGCCTCGAAAGCTATTTCCCGGCCACGGTATCATCGGGCGAGAGCTTCTCGTCGACCGCGGTCGACCGTTCCGCGATGCGCACCCGCCTTGCGGGCCACTACCTCGACGGCACCTCGATGGCGCTTGACGATGCAATCCAAGAGATGCTTCACGAGATCAGCTACACGTCCAACGGCGCGTGCACGGGCATCTATATGGCGCCCGCCAACATGAATGTGCTGGCCCGCCTCTGCGACGCTCAGGTCGTGCGCGACCCGCTCGGCAAGGGTGGCATCGGCTACTCGGGCTTCGAGTTTGCCTCGGGTGTGCAGGGCAACGTGACGGTCTACGGTGATCCCGCTTGCCAGTCCACGGATGTGTGGTGCCTCGACACTAATTCAATGGCGCTCGGCCATTTGACTGACGACCTCTGCGAGATCGTCACCGACGGCAACGATCGCCTTGATCGCGTGTACAACGCCGACAGCGTCGAAGCCCGCTTCCGATCGTGGTGCAACCTTGCTGTTTTCGCACCCGGAAACAACGGCCACATTCTAGTCAACGCGCCGGCTTAATAACCACAGGGAATGGGGGCGGGATAACTCGCCCTCACCCCTCTCTCAAAGGAAATGCGACATGGCACTCCAAAAGAAAACAAGGGCAGGCGGCGGGCCGGTACGGTCGAACCTTCTCGACACTTACATGGTTTACCTCCGCGCCGAGACCAATAACATCTCGGCGCCCGATGGCGATGACTCGTCGATCAAGGGCACGTGGGGATATACCTCGACGGGCATCATTACGTTTACCGTCAACGCCGCGCAGAAGTTTCGCCGCGTGATTCACGCGACGTGCACGAGCGAGGAAACCGATCTGAACACCCGCATCGTGTTCGTATCTTATACGCGATCCACGGGCGTCTTGATCTTTCACTTGCAAACGCAGGACGGCGTCTCGGCGCTTTATGCCCTCGGCGACACGACTGACAAGACTATGTCGATCGCGTTAACCGTCACTGATAACCCGGTCCATGGAACCTAAGATGGGCATCCCAATGGAAGCGATGAAGATCGCGCTTAAAAAGATCGAGACGGTGCCGGCCGACAAGGTGAGCATCTCGAGCGATCCGACGGATATGTCGGAGGAGCAAGAGCAAGAGCTCGTCGACATTTATCGCGAGATGGAGTCGGCCGGCGATACCAAGGCCAAGGCCAAGGCGCTGGAGAATTTCGTCAAGCTCGTGATGATGTGCGGGGGCGAGGAGTAACATGCTTCGCACATGGACGTTGCTACAACTTCGGACGCGCGCACGGCGATGGGCGGACATCGAAAACGACACGCACATCACCGACGCCGAGGTGGACACCTATGTGCTCGATGCTATCTCAAGCATTTGGCCGAAGGTGCTCAAGCTAAACCCCGACACGTATCGTCGCGAGGAGACGCTTACGGGTGCAGGGTCGGCAACGTTTTCGCTCGCATCGGACTATCACTCGACCCTCGGGGTCGATCGCGTCAACTCAAGCGGCGCCATTTTGTGGCGTCTCGAGAGAATACAAACCCAAGATCGTCACCGCTTCTCAAGCGCGGGCAGTGGTGACGCTCGCGGCTTCGAGCCGCTATACAATAGCAGCGCCCCGGCGACTTCACAGCTTAGGCTCAAGCCGACGCCGTCGACGGGCGCCACATACCGGCACACCTATCTAGTATCTGCCCCGGTGCTGTCGGCCGACGACAGCACCATCGTTTTGCCGGGCATCGCGGGCAAGATTGCCACGATGGATGCGGCGGTGCAGTGTATGGTCAAACAGCAAACCGACGCCCGCACGCTCATCCAACTCCTGGGCGCCGCGACGAACGAACTAAACGAGCTCGCCGAAGCCGCGATGGCGGGCGAGCCCGGGGGCATCGTCGACATTTACGGGGGCGACTGTGGGGACGCCTCTGACTTCGGGGTGACGCAAGCATGACGGCAAACGCGATAGTCTCGACGGCCGAGACCTCGCAGCTTCGCGACGACCTTGTCGGGATTCGCCGGATTCCGTTTATGTCGGGTTCCGAGATGACCGTGGACGTGCAGGGGCGGGCGGTGCTCAAGCTCGCCCACGGGCTCAAGCGGCCCGTGCGCGGGGTCCTGGGCCTCGAAGAGCCCGTCGGCATTGTGCAGGGGCAATACGACAAGAGCACCCATGTTTGGGTGGGTAGCGCGGCGCCATGGATCTGCATCGCCGACATTACGACGACGCAAGATGTCACGACGGTCACCATCCCGGATCGCGACGGGGACACGGAGCGGGAATATGCGTTTGATATACTTTGGGCGACCGAAACCGGGACCACCGTTGCGCTGGATTTGCGGCCCAACGGTGTGACGTCGAACGTGCAAACGGCGCAGCTCTTGATCGACGACGCGGTCGCGACCGCGCAAGAAAACGCATCGTTCCGAATTTCAAACGTCGCCGGAGCCGCCGGCAACTGGTCACGCATTCGCGGGACGTTCAGCGCCAAAACGGGGACGCCGAGATATATCCAGTGGGTGCACTCCCATCACGATGGTACGGACACGCGGCACGCAGCGGGCACGACACGGTGGAGTGACACGACAACAAGGGTCACGTCGCTGGCGTTCACGTCGAGCTCGGCGAGCGACATAAAAGACGGATCAACGTTTCGTGTGTGGCGCCGGGGACTCGGCCGCAAAACCCTAACCCTGTGGGTGTACTGATGTCACTAGGCACAAGCATGGGGCTTACGCTCCCAACACAAGGCACAACGGTTGTATGGGGCACGGCGCTTAACGTCATATTGCAGGCGATCATCGATCGTCTCGAGGCGAAAAACACACCTGCCGGCATGACGATCTCGGCCGATCTAAGCTTCGATTCAAACGATGCGACAAACGTCGGCGCCGTGCGGCTCTACGCTCAGTCGGCGACAAAATTGGCATCGGGTGATGAGCAAACCTTGTATGCATACAACGGCGAGCTTTACTTCACCGACAATGGTTTGACGACGGTGCAAATCACGAGCGCCGGAGTGCTCAACGCGGGCGCCGTCGGCGGCATCGTGGGGTCCGGGTATGGCACAAATAGTGTTGAGGTGCGATGGGATTCCGGCGGCGACGCCGGCGGAGAATATGAATTCAAACTGGGCTCCGCATCCACCGATTTCGCGGCGTGCCGCGCGCTCGCCTATCGCATAAGCTCGGGCATCTATTATCTAGGTCACAAGGTTGACGCCCTTGGCGCGACATACAACATCACGTGGCCCGCCGCCGCTGCCGCCGGGCTCGTCTATTCAGACTCGAGCGGCAATATTGACTTTGTCACAACGGTGACGCCGGCGCTTACGCTCACCAACTCGCCGATCGTGCCCGCGGTGCGCTTCTCCGCAAATCAAGTCAAGACAATCAGCATGGCGACGGCGGCGTTGCACCAAAGCCGCGTGCACACGCAATTGGTTACCACATACGGTGAGTTTGACGCCACGGGATCGATCAAGTTCACCGCGCCATCGTCGACGGATTATGAGTATGCGCTCATCCCCATCAACCTACTCGTGGGGGAACGCATCAAGGGATATTCGCTTTATGCGTGGGGCTCCGGGACGACGGGCATTTCGTCGCGGATCTATCGTTTGACCTCGGGCCTACTCAAGGAGGAAATCGGTACCGTCAAGTCAACGGCGTTCCTCTCGACGGCACAAACGTTGACGGACACATTCGCGGTGCCGGTCACTGTGGCGCTCGGCACCTCCTATCACGTGATCGTGTATGTGTCGGCGATGGGCTCCGGAAGCTGCTACGCGATAAGTTTGGCCGTTTCCTACGACAGGACGACATAGGAAATGCGATTCGATCCCAAGTCGGTGGCGATACACGGCGGGATAGATTCCGCAAGTGATCCGCGCCGCGTGGGTGAGCCTTATGTGGTGGACCTTGTCGACGGGGTATTCACGGCAGCGCCGGGCGTGCGTCGCCGCTTCGGCCACGACCCCGTGCCCACGTTTGACTCCAGCGGGGACGCGATCACGGTCGGTGCGGGGCTTATGACGCGCAATGATGAGCTTTGTATGCTCGACGACGATCGACTGTACACATACGACGACAAGCGCAATCGATGGATCGACCGCGCGCGGTGCGCATCGGTGCGCATCGGTGAGGAAAAGATCGCCCATGAGGTCGCCAATCAAACGGAGCCCGTCGTGTGCACCCACAACGATACGACTGTGGTGGCGTGGCTCGACAGTCGCGACTCGATCATTCACTACTCGGTGATCAATGCAAGCACGGGGGCGGTGTACACCCAGGACACCGCCATCACGGGCGCAGACCATCCCCGGTTGTGCGTCGCTGGCAACATGATCCACTTGTACTATTACAAGGCGTCGGGGACGTCCCTGAACGTCAAGCCGATATTCTCGGGCGACCCACTCGTGACGGGATCACCGGACGTGCAACTTGCCACCGATGTCGGCGCCGCAACGGCGTGGAATGTGACGACAGGCTACGATGGGCGCGTTGGGCTTGTCGTTTATCGCACGAGCGGATTCTACTTAAAAGCGTTCTATGTCACTGCGAAAGGGCAGGTCGCCCCGGCGGCGGGGGCGACGGAGGATACCTATCCGGGGCTCACGACCCTAGCGGATCTCAACTCGGCGGGCACGTCGGGTTATATGGCGCAGTCGCTACACGTCGCCACGACGGCGACGCATATGTGGGCGGTGTTCAATCACTCGTCAATCACGCCGCTGATCGTCGCCGCGATCCATATTACCCGGGCCACGGCGAATCAACTGAGCGACATCGTCGACTGGTACGGGAATGAAGCGGCAACCTATGGGCTTTCCATTGTGCCCGATCCCGACAACGTTGATGTTGCTTACGTGGCCGGCGCAACGGCGAGCGACACCGTGCTCTATGACGTGGACGCCGGCGCACAAAGCATTACGTCAACACAAACCCTCATGGATGCTACTGTGCAGAGTGCCGGGATCTGGTACGAGGGCAACGCCTATTTTGTCATTGCCCACAACTCGGTGCTCCAATCAACAAACTTTCTCGTAGATCAAGACGCCGTTATCATCGGCGCGTTTGGGCGCTCAGTGGCAAGCCCGGCGACGACGGTCGGCGGCTCGGTATATTTACAGCCCGGGCGCATCACGCCCGTAAACGGGTCGGCGACGAAATTCCGTTGGGTGGAAGTCTACCGCGAGCGATTCAAGACCGGCGCGTCGGCCGCCGACGACTACCGCGACGATTTCTACGATCAAAAGAGCCTAAAGCTCGTGACGCTCGATTTCGGCGCGGGCGGCAGATACCGGTCAATCACGGTGGGCGGCGCCGCTTACCTCGCCGGCGGCGGGCAGCTTTGGCATTACGACGGATTCAACTGTGTGGAGTCGGGATTTCATCTCTATCCCGAGGCCAGCGAGATCACCGACTACGACGACACGGGCGGCTCGATGACGGCCGGCACATACAATTACCGTGTTTACTATGAATGGCACAACGCGCGCGGCGAGCGATTTAGGTCAGCGTCGCAAACATACACGGCGGTGGTGGCGGGCGCGAATACCGAAATGAACCTTACGATCCCGACGCTTACGTTCACCAATAAAACGGACGTTTCGATCGTTATCTATCGCACCGAGGCCGACGCCGACATCGTCGGAGGTGCGGTGTTCTATCGCGTGTCGGATGCCGACCCGTCAACGGCCGGCGCGGCGAACGGATATTGCGCCAACACTAAGAGTGCCGCGACGATCACGTTTGTGGATCAAATGCCAGACTCGGCGCTTGTGAGTCGCGAATATGACTACATGTCGACGGGCGCGTTTGCCAATATCGCGCCACCGCCGGCATCCATCGTCGCCGAGGGCAACGGACGGGTGTGGCTCGCGGGTTTTGAGGACGGGAATCAAATCTGGCCGTCTAAGCTTCGCGGCAATGGCGAGCCGGTCGAATTTAGTGACGAGCTCGCGTTTATGGTGCCCGACGAGGGCGGCCCCATTACCGCGCTTATGCCGCATCGCAATTTGCTGCTCGTGTTTAAGCGCGACGTGATTCTCGCCATCCCCGGGCAGGGGCCCGACGACACGGGCGGCGGTGGTTTTTTCGGCGAGCCGCAGGTCATCTCGCGCGACGTGGGCACAATCAATCAACTTGGCGTCGTGCAAACACCAGTCGGGGTATTTTTCCAAAGCGACAAGGGGCTCCGGCTTCTCGATGCCGGATTAACTCTCGCGCGCGATCGCGAGGGCTTGCCCATCGGCGAAAAGGCCCAGCGATGGAAGGCCGCCGACATCAGGGGCGCCGTGGTTGTCGCCGATCAAAACCAGGTGCGCTTCACGACGACGGGTAGCAGACAACTCGTGTTCGACTATGCCCAAAACGCGTGGTCGACGTTCTCAAACACCCATGGAATCGCGGCGATCATGTGGGATCAACGGTTTGTGTTTCTCCGTGCCGACGGCCAGGCGTGGATCGAAAACCCCGACAGCTACAACGATGGCGGTTATTCGTACCCTCTGCGCATCTTGGGCGCGTGGCACAAGCCCGACGGCGCGGGCGCGCAGCGTCTCTGCCGCTTCAAGGCGCTGCACATTCTCGGCGATTATCACAGTGCCCATAAGCTCGTGTGCCGCTTCCGCTACTCGTATCACGAGGAATATGACGAGCTCACGTTTGACCCCGCGGGCATCGTCGCCACGGACAAGTACGGATATACGGGCGCCTATGGGGCCTTGCCCGTAGTGTACGGGGGCGCCGGATCGTCATCGTATCAGGTGACGTTCCACCCACCGCAACAGCGCGCCAAGGCGTTGCAGTGGGAACTCTATGACATACCCACGACGGAGGCCGATCGTGGGTATGAGGTGATCGACTTGACGATCGAGGCCGGCATGGATCAGCACGCAAAGAAACTGCCGGCATCGCAAAAAGCATAAGGGGCAATCATGGGTGGATCAGAAGCATTTTCCGGAGCGGCGGCGGGGGCGACGGCAGGATCGGCGCTCGGGCCGTGGGGCGCTGCCGCGGGCGGGCTCATCGGTGGCGCGCTGGGGCTTTTTGGCGGCGGCGGCGAGTCCGACGAGGAACGTCGGATGCGGCTCATGCGCGAGGCCGAGAAGTATACGCAACTTGATCAGTTCGGGATGCTCAACGCGCCAGAGTCGCGGGCAACGGGCCGGGGTGCCCTCACTGGGCAACAGGCGCTCATCGCCGACATGATGGCGCGCGCCCAGGGCAACGGGCCGAGTATCGCCGCCGACGCCGCGATGCGGGCCGGGCAGCGCTCGATGGCGCAGCAAGCGGCGCTCGCCGCATCGGCACGGCCGGGGCAAGGCGCGATGGCGCAACGTATCGCCGCCCAGCAAATGGCCAATCAGGGCGGCTCGATTGTCGGCCAGTCGGCGCAAGCGGTGATGCAGGAGCGGCAAGCCGCCCAACAAATGGCGATGCAAGCCCAGCAACAAATGTATCAAAACGCCCTCGGGTCACAGCAACAGAACTACGCAAGCGACCTCGGCAACATGCAACGCCGCAACGAATTTTACGGGGGCCTCGACGGCAAACCCGTCGCACAAAGCGGGTGGGAGCAAATGCTCGGCGGTGTGCAAGCCCTCGGCCCCATGATCGGGCAACTCAAGGGAGGCAAATAAGGTGCTGGCCCAGGGCCCCTACGGGATGCAATTCGACCCGGTCACGGGTCAGCCGGTATTCCCGGACGCGGCCCCCGCCGACCCGTTCGCCCTCGACGGGCAAGGCCCCGCCATGCCGGCGATGCCCCCGGGGATGGCGGAGTATCTGGGCCAAACGCAAGCGGCCCCGCCGATGTCGGCGACCCCGTATGTGCCCCCGACGCCCGCCCCCGTGGCGCCCGTCGCCCCCGGGGCCGTGGCGGCCCCACCCGTGCCCGCCACGGCCCCGGAGCCGGCACCCGCCCCCGTGGCGGCCAAGAAAGCGCCGGCCCAGGTGGCCGACGACGAGGTCCCGGCGGAGCTTGTGGATTCCCAGGGCGCCGTGATCCCATGGGGCGCCGAGGCTCAGGCCGAGATGATGGCGGACGTCAATAAGCGCGTCGAGATCGAGCTCAAGCGCGACGGCAACGTGTACACCGACGCCGATGGCATAAGCTTCAGCGTCGACATTCCCGAGGGGTCCACCCATGCCGAGGCGGCGCAAATCCTCGAGGACGCCGCCATCGAGTCGGGCCTGCCCATCGCCGACAAGATCACGGTCGACGGCAAGGTCGTCGCCGACAACACCGCTGCCGAGGGCCGGGTGTTCCCGGACAAGGGCGCCGTGGTGCCCGCTGACTATGCCGAGCAAATCGCCCAGCAAATCAGCGCCGCCGCACCGAAAGAGCAACTTGGCGCGCAAGATCGGGCGACTTTCAAAGAGTCAGTCAAAGCGCAACTGGCGGGCGACTCGGAGACGGAGCCGCTTCTCACGAATGCCGAGGTGTTCGCGCTCGAGCACCCGGGGCAATTCCCCGAGGCCGAGCAATCGGCGATGGACAAATACAACGCACCGCACCCCGATTTCACCGATCCCGACGGCACGTTTTCGATGACCCGCGGCGAGGTCGCGCTTGCCGATTCGATGCGATCCGATCCCAGAGCCCGCGAGGCCCGGGGCAAGAAACTCGCCATCGCCAAGGCGCGACGGGACGATGTCACGGCCCGCGATGTTATCGCCGCACAAAAGGCGGCGGCCGAGCTCGCAAGGGCACACGAGGTCGACACGGTGCGCACGGCCAAGGCCGTGGCGAAGGTTGAGGCGGAGTTTGCCCCGCGCTTGCGCGAGCAATCCGAGCGCATTCGCAAGCAAACCGTCGATCCCCGCAATCTATTCGCAAGTCAGTCGACGCTCGCGAATATCATCACGGGGCTTTCGATCTTTATCGGCGGCATGAAGCAAAAGGAAAACGGCGGCCGCAACTATGCGCTAGAAACCGTTTTCAAGCTCATCGACAACGATATGGCCGCGCAGAAATCCAACATGGCGAACGCGATCGATTCTTACGGGATCATGGAGCGCGAGAAATCGGAGGCCTTGGCGTCTCCGACCCGCATCGAGGCGGCAAACGCAGCGGTAGGCGTGGCGAAGCTCAACGCGATCGAGGCCGAGGTGAAAGCCCGCTTCGCCCAGATCGAAAACCCCGACGTCAAGCAACGCGTGCAAGATGTGCTCGACGCGTTCTCGATTCAACGCGAGACCATGATCGCGGCGGCGCAAGATCAAGCCAAAAAGGACATGCTCCAAGCAAACGACGAGCGTCGCAAAGAGCGCGAGTCGCAAGCCGATGTGACCAAAAAGAACGTAAGCGCCGCGGCCGAGGCCAAAAAAGCGGGGCTCACGGTCAACGCTGACGGGTCAATCACGCCGCGCGTCTCGAGCCGTGGCCGTGGCGGCGGTGGCCTGCCCAAAAACCCCGACAATGTGACGGTGAAAGAGATAACCAAACAAATGGGCGTTCGTGAGAATCAGTATGATCAGATCATCCTACTAGATCCCAACGCTAGCGGGAAGGATCTCACGTACAACGGCGGCAAGGCCGTGGTGGCCAAGAGCACCGCTGTTTCACAGACGGTTGGTCTCCGAGTCAACATGTTTCACTTGCTCAATGAGCAAATGAGCAACTTGCAAGCGATCGCCCAGGACGGCAATTGGACGGACACGATCAAGGTGGCCAACTTGACGACGGAGGATCGCGCGGCATGGGATCAAGCCCAGGGATGGGTCGTGCAGGCTCTGAAATATATGCTCGACCTCGGCGCGATGACCCCGAGCGAATACGACGCGGCGGCGAAGCTCGCGGGCGGCAAGGCCACCATCCAATGGGGCACTATTCGCAAGCAACTTGTCAAAGCGGGTCGGGCTGCCGAGGGGCTTGTCAATCGCGACGTCGCTCAGGCATCCCCCGGCCAGAAATTTGACCCGCTTAAATTCATCGAGGTGCGCACGGGCGAGGCGGCGGGCAGTTTCGCCAAACTCAAAAACACCGACGCCGCCAAGGAGCGGTATCAGTCGACCTACAACCGTGCCAAGGCGGGCGCCAACCTCGATACAAAGGCCGATGCGCTTATGGAGTTGCACGGCTTGCTCGGCCAGTATTCGCCGAGTGATGCCGGCCGCGGCCCGGACGTCGGCCCCGTGGGATCTGTTAGCGTTCGCGCCCTCGACGGGCAGATCAAGAAATACACCTCGCCCGACAAGCTATTCAACAGCGTTGACGCCCAGGTCGACGAATATGACGGTTTGCTTGCGAACGCGCGCGAGGGCAAGGCGGCCGTGAACCTCAAACCCGGTAAAAAGGGCGGCGTGACGGCGCGCGACAAGCTATTTGACGCCGCATGGTTTCAGCGATTGTTGCGGAATGACAACGCCGAGACGAAATGGGGACGGGCCGCCCGCGCCTATGCCGACAAGCATGGGTTCAATTACGACAAGTTTGCGGCCGTGCGCGATTACCCAGCATCGCCAAAAGACACCGAGGAGATGGCCGCCGTCAAAGCAGCGGCGGACGCGGCGCAAGAAAAGGCTTCAAGACTCATGTCCGTACGGGAACGGTAAACAATGGGGCGCGACAATAATCTATCCTACGGATTTACAAAGGACGGCCAGACGGTATACGTCGACGCCGACGATCCGGCGGAGATGTATCGTCGCGCTCAAGACGGATGGGAACCTGACCGGCCCGTCGAGGCCGAGATGTGGGGCAAGAAAGTCGCGCTCGGCCGGGCCTCCGACATCGTCAGTACGATGACGGCCGGGACGTCCCGCATCAGGGGCGACGAGGACCTCGAAAACGCCCGCGCCAATCGGATCCGAGAAGATGACGCAAGCGGCATCGGCGGCAAGACTGTCGCGCTCTTGACGGGCATCGGCGATGCGGCATCTCTCGGGGGGACAAAGCTCATTCGCAAGGGCTTCGACCTCGAAACCGAGAAATATCGGGACATGTTGAACTACAACCCGGGCACCTACACGGCCGGGCAAATCATCGGAATGCTGACACCCACAGGACGTGGCGCGGGCGCATTGTCGACGGCGAGTAAGTTCATCCCGGCGGCGGCAGCGAGCCGTCTTGGGGCGTCAGCGGCGGCCAAATGGGGCACGGGGGCAATCGCCCGGGGCGCGATAAGCGGGGCCGTTGAGGGCGCCGTGGGCAACACGGCGATGACGACGGCGAGCATGATCGCCGAGAACCGACCGCTTACGGTTGAGGCGCTTCTCGCCGCCCCGCTCGTCGGCGGGGCCCTCGGCGGGACGCTCGGGGCCGCGTTCCCGGCCGCCGGGCAGCTCCTGGGCAAGGCCCGAGGTGAGCCCGACTCACTAGGAATCCTGGGCGGCAAGGTCGACGACATTGCAGAGGCGGCAGCGATGCGGGGAGACGACGTCGCCGACGCCGTCTCCGGGGCCGCGGGCGGGGCGGAAGCCGCGGGGGCCGCGACCATGCGGTCGACGCGCCTAAACGCCGTGACGGGCTCGACAAAGGCCGGGCGCGAGACCGTGGCGGGCATGAAAGATCAGTTCGACACGGCCGAGGGCTTTATCAAGCACCTCGATGACGTGATGGAGACTCACGGGGCCACGATGGCGCGCGAGGAGCGCAACGCGCTTTTCGGGCTCAAGCGCGAAATGCACGACGTCATGCGGGGTCCCCGGGGCAAGACGGGCATCCGGGCAGTGGTTTTCGACAAGCTCGGCAAGGGCAAGCAACTGTCGGGCTCGCAAGCCCGGAGCCTTGCCGGCGGCATGGAGCGGCTCACCAAAAAGCAGGGCGAGGTGCTCGGGCTCCTGGGCGCCAAGGCCACGCGCGAGATGGGGGAAATGGCGGCGGACGTGTCGCGCAACTTCGCCCGGCTCGCCGACGAAGCCGCAAGCGGGATGGCGACCTCCGCCGACGTCTTGCAAGACACGTTGGGCCGCCTTGGCGTCAAGGGTAAGCACCTCGAGTCGGCCGCGCCGGCGATGGTGCGGGGCTCCGACGAGTATGTCGCGACGATCGGCAACCTTAACGGCATGGTGCAGAAATCCGACACGATCGTGGCCAAGGGTCTCGGGCTCGCCGATGATCCCGTGGCCCAGCGTCTTGTCGCCAAAGCCCAGGGCACCCGTGCGGCGCTCGACGATGCCATCGGCGGCGCCGACAACATGGTCGAGGCATTCGCAAACTCGGCGCAACCCAACGTGGGCCTAAACGCGTTCTCGCAACACCAGCGGGCCGTGAAAGACTTGGCCGCCCACCTGGGCGAGACCTTCGACACGCTCACGCCCGTGACCCACGCCGCCGAGAAGGGCGGCATCGGCGCGATGGATCTAGCGGCGGCATCGGAGGCCCTCGGGGTGACCAGTGTCACCGACGGCATTCCGGGTGCGAAGCTACTCGCCTCGGCGGTGGCGCTCAGGCGGCTTGGCTTGCAAGTCGCCGGCGGTGGCGCGATGGGAAAACTCCTTGAAGGGGGCGCGATCGGAGCCGTGTCTGGTAGGCTTGCGAGCGCCCTCGGCAAGGCCAAAGACGTCGCCGCGAAAGCGGCGGGGTTTTTCGGCCGAGGCGTGACGGCGGTGGCCCCGTATGTGGCCCGGAGCTCCGTTGCGATCCTCAATAACGTAATCCATTCGCCGGCCGCGGGTGGACGGGGCAAGGATCTTAAGACCCCGGCGGGCGCCTTTGCCCGCAAGTCGGCCGATGTCACCCGGGCCCACACTGACCCCGAGCTCGTGCGCGAAAGCACCCATGCGATCCTGGGCTCCGTCGCGACATCGTTTCCCGAGCTTGTGATCATGGCGGCCGACAAGGCGCAGCAACGCGTCGGGTATTTGTTCGACAAGATGCCCAAGCCGCCCGACTTTTTTCCGTTGGGGCGGGGCGGGTGGTCGCCGTCGCGGTCGGAAATTAACACGTGGGCGCGTCACGTCGACGCCGCCGAGAATCCCTTGGGCGTTTTGCAGCGCATCGACGCGCTCACCCCCGAGGGCGCCGAGACGATCCGCACGCTCTATCCCGAGATCTTCGGCGAGTTTCAACGCAACATCGTCGCGAACGCCGCCACGTTACAAAATAAGATGAATCGGCGGCAGCGATATTTGCTTGGGATGCTCATGGATGCGCCGCTCGATGCGACGCAGACGCTAGATTACGCCGCGGCAATGCAGGGCAATTTTGCTCAGCCCGGCGCGCCGGCAGCGGTCGACCCTCTGGGCGGCCACGTTACGCAAGACGCTAGGGCCTCGCGCGCCATCACGGCCGAGCCCGCAACATCAGCCGACAGGGCGGCGGGCAGGAGCCGATAAGTATGTTTGAACTATTCAAAGTGATCTTGGATGGCGGCGGGGTGCTCGCGTTTGCATTCGTTGTGTGGTGGGAACTTCGCGCCGTGCGCGCGTCCCTTGCCGAGATCTCGACAAACCTCGCGACGAGCCTCGGGCGGCAGCACCAACTCATAGAATGCAGTGTCAAAGCATGTCCCGTGCACGCGCATCTTGAGCGCCAGGAATTGCGCGAACACGGCGAGCGCCGAGCGGGCGCCGTCAGGCGCCACGCCGACCTGCCGATCGTCGCGGATACTCTCGACGAGGGCGACGAGACGGCCGAGGGGTACGACGCCGCGTGGGAGAATAGGGCGGGAACGGGGCGGGAATGAGTGCACTCACTATCGCATCGATCGCCGGTAATGCGATCGCAATCATTGGGGTAACGATCTTAGGAGTCATGTATGGGAACGCAAAAGCCAAGGCATCCAAGCTCGAGGAGCAATTTCTACATGAGCGCGTTGCCACATTCGTCGTCGCTGAGCGCTCGGCTCGGTTGCAAGACGTCGTCGCCAGCACCACGACCGACCTCGAGGAATGTCGCGTGGCGTTGGCTAATGCTGGCACCGCTCCTGCTCTTGCCAATCGTTTCAACAACGTGCTCGAGCGGCTCCGTCGCAACGGTCGTCCCGGTGGCGGGGCCGGGGTGCCTGTCAAGCCCACCGCCGATGCCGCCAAACAAGGAGGCAGGTGATTGGGCGAAGTCATTCGGCAATGAGGCAACGTGCGGCACGGGCGATCCCATTGTTGACGACTTGGTATGTTTCATGCGCGAGGATTTCGGCGACGTCGTCGTTTATCTCGAGATGCTCGCCGACTATGCGCAAAACGCGTGGACACTTTGCAAACCAACAGAGGTGACAAAATGACGTGGCTCTTGGAAAATTACGGGAAACTATTTGAGATATTCGGGACGGTCGTTACGGCGGCCACGATGGTCGTCACGGCCATGGGCGCAATCATGCCGCAAGCAACGTGGGACAATTGGATGCTCAAGAAATTGGCGTGGCTCGCCGACAAGCTCTCGATCTTCACCCCGGATTCCCTGGGCGCCCGTGCGGTGTTTAAGGTTCTGCCAGACGGGGACTCGGCCGAGCTAAAGAAGATCGGGGGTGTGTGATGGGACAGGTAAACGGGCAGCGGCTCCGACTCTTGACCGATGCGGTCGTGTCGACGGGGATCACGAAATACTTTTTGATTGACTGCAAAGAAGCCACCCACGTCGGCATCCAATTGCGATGGGTGACCACGGGGTCCGGCGCTGTGACCGTGACCCTATGGGAAACGTGCGAGGAGCGGCCGTCGTCTGTCCTGCTCGCAGACTTCATGGCGAGCGATGGATACTTCTCGGCGATGACTGACGTCACGCTCCTGGGCCCCGCGGCGGCCGCGGCATCGGGCGTCTCGATGGTCAACATCGACAACGTTTGCGGGACCTATATCCGCGGCAAGATCGCATACGCATCGGGCACAAACGCAACGATTCAAGGTTACGCGGTCGTAAAGGGGTAGATCATGGCAACGATGGGATCCACGGGGCTCGGTGCCGATCACAGAACATGTCACGGGCAGCGCCCTCGCGCCGGACGATCCGTCGGGCACGGGCTCCGCGGCATTGACTGGCCGGACACTCAAGCCAAACACACCGCACAACTTGGCTTCGCCGCGACGCTGATCTGGCCATTGCAAAACGCCGCCACGCCGATGACAGAGGCCGTGGATGGCGTATATCCGTGGACCGACTGGAATGGGCCGACAACCTACGGCAATGCATCCCCCTATCGCGGGCGCGTCGGGGTGCAGGCGCGGCACAACACGAACGACACGATGGCGGCCGACGCCGTGTCGGTGACCCCGGGCACTGACTCGTTTTGCTTTGTGATGATTAAGCGGGTGCCAGCGTATTTCACGAGCAATCTTTACTTGCTGTACAAATGGGATGTGTCGACGGGATTCTACTTTTTTCGCTACGGTACAACCGGCGGTTACGCGTGGACCGTGAGCGATGGAGTCAGCGGCAATGGGCCGACCGTAGCCGCGAGCGACGCTGTCGGGTATGCCGCAATGTTGTTCGGCGTAGATCGCGTCGCCGAGAAAGCATACTTGGCGATCAAATGCGGCGGTCGGTCGGTCGTGGAGACGGCCAACATCGTCGGCTATGGGACGCTGTCGAACGCTGGGCACCTATGGGTGCCCGGGCCGGGCGGGAACGAGATCGGCCCTTATGTGTATCTGTCTTATACGGTCGGGGCGGGCGCCCGTTTGTACGGGCGTGAACTCGAGACCATCAACAAAGTGTGGGCGGGATAGCACGGGGCGCGAATGCAGTGGATCAAAGGAGCGCCCGTAGTCTCGGGCGACTATGTGATCCACGCCCACGGGCTCACCGACGTGGCCGTCGTTAACGTCGAGGAATCGTGGTTTCACGTCGCCGATATCGCGCGCCCGCTCTCGCACTGGCCCTCTGATACGTGGCGTTCACCCGCGCCGCTTAAGGTGCCGGGGCTTGTCGATGTGTTGCGCGTTGACTTGCCCACGTATGCGGTGCCCCGTCGGGCGATGCCGCTGCCGCCGGTCATCGACGACGACATTGCAACGTGGTTCACCACGCGGGCAAGCGCGTCCCTTGCCCCCGACACGTCACTCGCCGATGCGATGCGGCAGCTATCGCGCTTTATGATGGTGATCGCCGAGATCCCCGTGTGGCGCGAGCTCACGATTCAGTCGCTCGAATGGCCCGACCCGCACACCGATCAAGCCTACGGGGACGCCTCGCGCTTCGCCGCCCGCGAGCTTCGGCGGCTTTATGCCCTCGAGGCCCGGCTCGCCCTCGAGGCCCGGCAGCGGCGCGACAGTGAGCCGTGGTGACCCTACTCGTCGAGCAGCGCGAACAGCGGGCCATGTTGTTGGGACGGGCGAAGCGGTGGCGCATCGGCCACGGCGCCCCGGCACGCCGGCGAGAACCATATCGCCTCGAGTGACTTGGTTTTGTCACCGCCGTATGTGTTCGAGCCGCGTTCCCAGGGCACGAGCTCCCAACCCGGCAAGTCATAGTCGTCGACGTGGCCGCATATCGCGATGCGGAGATTCCCGTTTTGACCCGCCCACGTTGCAACGGCGTCGGCCGTCGGGGTGAAAGACCCGTAGAGTTTTTCATAGGCGCGATATGGTGGATCGAGGAACACCGCCGTGTTGTCGCCCCCGTAATGATGGTTCAGGCATCGGTGCCAGTCGCCATGGGTGACGCGCACGCGCTCAAGGCGGGCTTGCAATCGCCTAAGCCAGTCGAGGGCCGTGCGCCCGCCGCTTGTCACCATCCCCACGTCGCCGTCGCCGCATCGCGCCAACACGCCCATGCCGGCGCTGCTCGCATGGGGAATCTGTCCCCGTGCTTGCACTCCCCTGCCGGCGTCGCCCGCCCATTCGCACCACCCGCTGCCGATCCAGGCGCACTGGCCCCACAGCCACCATCCGGCAACTTGTGCGTCGCCGGGCCATTCCGGATCTTGCAAGGTGTCGCCGAGGCGCATCCGTTGATCGCCGAGCCACGCGTGGCGGGCGCCCAGGTCGATGTGGCTCACGGGATAGTCGGCCCATGACGCGACGGCGTCGGCGTCATGCTTTGTCGCTCGCCAAAAGTTTGCAATGAAGCCGTTCAGGTCGTTGACGACCTCGAGGGGCGCGACGTGCGGCGATGCGAGCAGCACCGCCGCCGAACCACAAAACGGCTCGATATATTGCTTGGGCGTGCCGAGGCGTTCCCAAATGGCATCGACGACGGATCTCTTGCCGCCAAAATACGGGAATGGGGCGCGGAGAGCATCGTCACTCATGACGCCGAGCCCATTAGCAGCCGTGGTGACCCTACCATCCCCATCGACCCCATTCGTCGTCAATGTAATCGTAGATCAAAGACCAAAACAGCTCATCGGCGTGCATGCGATCCGGATCAAACCCGGCGACCATACGGGCGCAATGGGCGAGCTCGTGCGCGAGCTCCGTGTCGGCCAATTTGTCGAAGGTCGGGACGTATATTTCATCGCATCCAAACATGAGCCCGCCGACGCACTGGCCGTGCCATAGGACCGATGGGGTCTCCGTCCCGGGGCAAACGGTCGTCGTCCAGTATACCGTCGTCTTGATCTCGGCGAGGTCCCACAGGTATGCGTTGCCGACGATGCGGAAAAGGTGCGCCTCGGCCTCGGCCTGATGCGGGCGCAAATCCTTTGAGGCCCATGGTATTCCGTTGGGGTCCGGGGCAAGGCACGCCCCGGACACGAGGGCAACAATCACGGCATGTCTCATTCCCATTGTGACAACCATTTCCCCAATTCTGCTATCGCCGGGCGCTCGTCGTCCGGCACCATTTTCCAATATTTGCGCATCGTGTCGATGGCGGCGGCGATCGTGTCCCGCGACGGCCTTGGCGTCTTGTGCGGCAGCGGGCCGTGGTTGACGTTCGGGGTCACGTCCCACACGATCGCCTTGCGACCGGTCACCGTGCACGGGCGCTCGTCGACCTCGCGGATCAGACCCATCTCGCGGAGCTCCGTGAATCGTGCGCGCGATTGCGTGTAATTGGCCACGACGCCATCCGCCACATGGCCAAACAATTCGGCCGACGTCGCCGGGCCGTGATGGTACAATGCCTTATACACATCGCGGCGGCGCCGTGAGAGCCCGCCGCCCTCGACGAGCGCTCGGTATGCCGCAAGGGACGTGCTCCGGGTCATTTACTCACCCCCCGGGCGCCGATGTGCCACGGGCAATCGCCGTCGGCGCTGCAATCGTCGGGCGTGCACGGGATCTTGTGCCCCGGGGTACATTCGGACATCGAGTCGCCGCACGGCACAAGGTCATCGACGGAGCACCCGCACCCAAGGGTATAGAGGCCGTCAAATCCGTTTGCGCGCAGATAGTCTAGAACTATCAGCCTGGCTGTCACAGCGAGCACCCGGCCCACGCCCCGGCGGCCCAGTCGGTGACGGCGGCGAGGTGTCGGAGCACCCGGCCCCAATCGGCACGGTCAAGGCAAACCCATGCGGTGGTGCACACGTCATCGCCGCCCGGAGGGCAGCGCGTCACCTTGACGCAAGAGCCCGGGGCGTCGGGGTCCACGGGGAACGCCCCAGGGCCCTCGCCTTGCCACGGAGCGGCCGGGGGCGGCTCCGTGGCGCATGGGGCTTTCGGGGGCGGCGGGCAGGCGGACAACGCGAGGAGCGCCCCGATTATGAGCGGGCGCATTAGTGCACCTCCACAAGTCGGGCCCGGGCGTCCCGGGCGAGCACCTCGGACAGGGAAATATGGTCGATATGTTTCGCCGTGGACGATGGTGATCGTGACGGGGCGCTTGACGCCGAGGGCCGAAAGCGACGCGAGCCGAGCCGAGATCTCGGCCCGCGTCGCCGCGAGATCCGTGACGTCGTCGGCGATGTGGAAAGTTTCTGTGAACGCATCGGGCAGGGTCATCGGGGGCAATCCTTTCGCCGCCATCCTGGGCGCGGCGGGCATTTCCCGTGCACGGCGTCGAGCTCAGAAGCGAGCGCCGATCGTTGGGGCACGGGCCAATAGCGGACACGTTGACGGCCGGAGTGGTGCAAGAGCACCCCGGCGGGATATGTCAGGTCAAGACACCCGCGATAGGTGCCGGGCGCCTTGCGGGTCGTGTCGACAAACCATTTGCCATCGGGGGCCAATTTGCCCCACGGCCCGCGATCGATGACGCGCAACACCTCGCGGTCGCCCGTTTTAGGGTTCTCGACGATCACCCATGAGCCGAGGGCGAGTGTGCGGTGGGCGACGCCCGTGTCGAGCCGGGGCGAGCGCTGGAACCATATCGTCTTGCCGCCCGCCATCGAGTCGCCGTGGCCGATGACGCGCCCCGTTGACGGGTACACGTCGGCGGCCCGGTAGCCGTAGAGAGTCGAGCCGCACGACTGCGCCGGGGTCGAGGCCAAAAGCGCGGCGACGAGCTTCGCAATCATGCGCCGAGCTCCGGCCACGTGGGATCACCGCTCAAATTGTTGACCTCGATCCCGTGCTCGCGGGCGTGGATTGCTTCGATGCGCATCCCCGTGGTGATGTGACCGCCGCAAAGCCACAGCTCGTCGCATCGCTCGATGACAGCGCAACACCGTCTGAGCGCCTCATAGTACGAAGTCGCATCGGGGTGATCGGGCCCTGCGTTGGGGCAATGTGCCTTGGCCACGTCGAGAAATATCTCGCATTCGGTGATCCACGGCGCGATGAAATGCATCGACGGATGCATGGTGAAAAGCCCCCGGAGCGTATCCTTGGCCCGAAGCAAGTTGTGCACGACGTCGCCGCTCACAGGATGTGCGACGTAGATGATGCGCATCATCTGTCACCACCCTTGCCGGAGAAAATTGCATTCGCGAGCCGGGCGATCATTTTCACGGCGACGCTCGCCTTGGCTGCATCGGTCGCCGCCACGGCGAGCGCACGGATCGAATCGAGCTCGCGGTATAGCTGCCCCATGTATCCCGTCGCGATCTGGGCATTCTCGGCGAGAAGCAAGAGGGCGGATAGTTTGTCGGCAGCGACGGCGACCTCGAGCTCGCGCCGCACCCGCGACCTTTGGATGATGTGGGTGATCTCATTCAGGAGCTCATTGACCGGCATCGGCCGGGGGCGCTCCGAGGGCGTCGGCGTTTCCTCGAACTCGTCGTGGCCGGGGTCCCAAAGATCAGGGTCGCGATTGTCGTCAGTCATATTTCCTCGATGCGGACGATCACGCCCGCGCGGTTTGTTTGCTCTTGCGAGCAGTGGCGCTCGATGCCGGCCGGGTTGTCGTCGGTGATAAGCCCGGCCCGGGTAAGCGCGTCGATCAGCGGCTTGCACCCGGAAATCAGGTTGTCGTCGTCGCGCTCGTACCGCGCGGACTTGTAAATCCTGTGAACGAACACCCGCCGGCGGCCCGTGGCGACGGGGATGGGGGCGCCGTGTTTCCAGGCCATAAACAGGAGCGCGTAGTCGTCGCGGAACTTGTCGTAAAGCTTTCGCTTCGCCCACGCCCCTTGCGGGCGCTTGACGACGAGGGCGTTGCCGGACGGGGGCTCGATGGGGAATTCGCGTTCCCAAGCCCCCGGCCCCGCCGGCGGCAAGTCACGGCCGCACCCGCCGCACACCCGGGCGAGAGTCACTTGGCGACCCGCCGCATGATGATGGCAATCTCGGCGGCGTTCGCGCTGTCCTCGACAAACCACGCGGGCGCCGTCGTCAAAAAAGCCGTGCGGTCGCTCGAGCGCCGGAGCGCGCCGAGAAGCCGCACCGATTCCACGGCCCGGGCCTGCTCGCGCCTCTCGAACACGGGGATACACTCGGGGCACCGAAACGTCTCGGTCCAGTCGAGGGGCTTCTCTCCCCGCCCACGGAGCGTCCGGCTAGACAGATCAAAACTCCGCTTGGCCTCGGCCGACACCTCGGCGGAGTCCGGCTTGCGGCAATCCCGGCAAGGCGCCATCGCCACGGTATGCCCGGAGCCGAAGGAGGGCACGGGCAGGGCAATGTCGTCAGTGGAGCTCGGGGTGGTCATCATGGGAATCCTTCTCAGCCGCGTGGGCCGCGGCTTCTCGGTTGCGCCGATTGATGTCGGCGATTAGGTCCACGGGGTCCGCAAAGCCCCCGTAATTGGGTTTGCGGGGCGCCGATGGGCCCCCGCCCCTCTTGGCCTCGCGCCATTCCTTGGCGACATCGAGGTTTTTGTGGATGCAGGAGACTTGGAGGAGAGTCTTAGGGTGCAGGTGATCCCGGTAGGGAGCTTTCCAGTTCGCGAAAGCGTATTCAGTCACGAGCCGGAAATCGTCGGGCGTCACCCCGCCCTCCATGTTGGCGGCGACGGAGTCGACTAATCCCTTGCGCCATGTGTGCCGCGTCCCGTGGATGCTGTTGAACCATAAAAGGTAGTCGTCTACGACCTGTCGGGCGGAAGGTTTTGGCGTTTCGGGGACGAGCGCAAGCTGCCCGGAAGGGGCGGAATCCAATGATAATGCTATCTTCCGTTGTAGCGACTTGGCGCGACGTGTCGCTACATGGAGCGCCGTGTCGCTACAATCTACGGTAGGTTGTGGGAGTACAGACTTGACCTCGCGGCCCCGATGGGGCGGCCGGATCATGGCGCCCCAATCGACAAAGGCCCCGTATTGGCGCCCGTCCCGCTCATAGCAAGTGACGACGCCGGCGAGCTCGATCTCGCGGAGCCACTTGCGCACATCCTTGATCGGATAGGTGCGGCCCCATAGGACGGCGAGAAGGTGCCGATCATCGGCATTGAAGCGGCCCAAGAGGTCGGCGTGGTGCGTGAGTTTGACGGCGAGGGCCCACGCGTCACCCGTGAGCCCCGCCATTACCGCATCGTCGACGATATGGGCGCGGTGTGTTCTCTCTGCCGGCATCGTCGTCGCGCCTTAGAAGGGGATTTCGCCGTCGCTCGGGGCCACACTGGCGGTGGACGCGCCCCACTCGGGCATCTCCGACACCGCCGATGATTCAACCCGGGTGCCGATCCACACGAAATACGGGTGTGACTTGTACTCCGTGAGCCCCGTGGCAAACCGGGTGCCGAGGGGGATAAGCCGCACGGCATTCTTGAGGCTCAGGACCTCGGCCGCGACAATGGCATGGTATTTTTCCGCCACGGCCGGATCGAGGGTACCGGCCAGAAACTGTTCCTCGTACTCGGCAAACGCCTTGGGGCGCCTTGTGAAGCCGAGCGCCGTCTTACCCTTGGCGAACTTGGCCTCGTTCCAGTGGGGTACGTCGCCGACCCCGGCCGGGTAGGAACCCATGCGGTCCAAGGTGTCAGCCATCTTGTCCCGGTGTAGGGCGCGGTGCATCCACTTCGAGAAGTAGGCCACGTTGTGGAGCGCGTTCTCCGGGATGGCAAACCGGAGCCTCATGCGCTCGTACTTGGGCGAAGATTTATCCGCAAAAACCGAGTTTTGCTCGGCGCATTCGTCGCCCAGAAACTCGTGCTCGCCCCAGACCATCGGTGCTCGTTCTTCAAAATCGTCGCTCATAATTCAAGGTCCTTTTGTGTTAGATGTGGTCGCAAACGGCAAAAACGCCCCCGTTGTCGAACGCCGATTCAAAGCGGTCGAGATAGGGGCCGAAGTAAAAGAACGCCGACGGGAATGGGGCGCACGAGCGTTCCCAACGCCCCGTGCCCTCGTTCCAGCGGCTCGCCGGCTCGCCCGTGCCGGGGTCAACAAAGGTGAGCCGGCCGGGCCACAGATAGACAACTTGGCAAGCCCGGAACGCCTCGCGGAACCATCCTGTGTCCGTGCGCGCCGGGGTCAAAAGGATCGTCTCGCGCGATGCCGCCTCGGCCACGATCCGGGTGACCCAATGCTTAAGGGTCGACCCGTACGGGGGATTCGCAAAAACGTTCTCGGCCGCGGGCCACTCGCGCGTCCACCCGTGTTCGGGGCCCGTGCCGGGCGCAAGCCACGACGTGGCGCCGCATGGGTTATCTGCGGAGGCGCAGGGGTCAAGGCCGATGGCGCCGCCCAGGGCCCGCTTGACGCGCGTCAGGGCCTCCGGGGGCGTTCGCCAGTCGTGGCGAGACGACGACATAACGGCCGCCATTTCGGCCGGGGTCAAAGTCTGACGCCTCCGAAGCCGAGAAAGATCTGAACGCCTTGAGGCTCGCAATCGGCGCCCAAGCTCAGGTAATGCGATTTAAGCCGCACCACAGGATGGCGCAGTATTGCGCGATCGGCGTCAGTCTCGGGCGTCAGGACGACGCTCGGGCCGCCGGGGTGCTCGCCGGACACCTTGGCTTTCACTTGCCGCCCCATCCCCGCCACCCGGCAATGAGCGACACGAGCATGACGACGGTCGCCATCGCGAGCAAGATCCATTCGGTGCGCGTGGGCTTCGCCATCATCGCACCAACGCTGCCTCGAGGTAGACCCTCGGGTTGAGGCTGTCGGCATACCCATATCCGTCGGCGGCCGTCCGGCATTCAAAATGGCAATGGGGCGGGTCTCCCGCCACGTCGAGGTCGCCGGCAAGGATCGTTTCATGGGTGACAGGGTCGCCCACGTTGACCCGGATAGACGATCCCAGGAGGTGCAGGTAGCGGGTTTGGAGCCCGTCGGGATGCATGACGGTGATCATGTCGCCCTTGCCGCTCTCGAGCGTTCCACGGGCAACGACCTCGCCCCGTCCGTACGCGTACACGGGGCACGGCGTCGGCACGGCCCAGCGCCCCTCGCGCCGCTTTTTGGGCGGATCCCACCCGGGCACGATCTTAAACATCACATCGGCCCCGTGATGCCCGAGGTACCCGGGGCGGGGCTTGCGAGTAGGATTTTCGGACATGTGGCCGCTCGAGATCTCCGGCATGAGCGCCGTCGATTCGCCCTCGCCCGTCGGGACCATCGCGGTACGCAATGGCCACCCCCGTGTGTAACGCGCCGTCTGCCGCGTCTCCTGCATCGCGGCGGACACCGTGTGCGGGCCAAACTTGCCGTCAGGCACGAGCATGTCGCGCCCGTCGAGGGCGTTCGCATTCCAAGTTGTTTGGAATTGCCGAACCACTCGGGTGATGTCGGCAAAGTCGTAAACCTTGCCGAGTCCGCGACGGTTGTAATCGTCGGCGGCGCTCATCGCACACCCCCGTTTTCAAGGCGCGGCATTGGCCGTGCGGAGGGGACAAAAACCTGAGACGGGACGCCGAAAAACTTCTCGGGGGAGACGTCAAAAAGGCGCCCCGTCTCAGGCAAAAGGAGACCCGGCGAGCCGCGTTCAAGCGTCCCGATCGGGGATTTTTTCAGGTTGGTTTTGAGTTGGTTTTGGGTTGGGCCGGAGTGGGCTTCCCGTGAGGCGGCTTTTTTTGCTAGTGATTTCGGGCTATCGGGTGGAGATAAGCGGGATCGAACCGCTGACCCCTTGAATGCCATGAAAGCAATTACTCGGCCCTCTTGGCGGGGGTCAACAATTCCAACGATCTGGCGTGCATCGCACGCTTGACGGCGCGTGGCTTGGCGTACGATTGCAACGTCGTGCGCTCGTCGGAGTGGCCCAGCGAGTCGGCGACGACCCGCCCCGTCGCGCCGCGCTCGATGGCTAAAGTCGCATGAAGTCCGCGCATTGAGTGGGCTGTGACCTCGGGGATCTTGAGCTCGGCGCAGATTCTCTTGACCGCATGGAGCACCCACGACCGATAGTGGAAAGCGGGCGGGTTTCCGGTTGTGTTTTCGGATGGGCCCCTTGGACGTAGCTTGCGCGGGTCGGCGGGAAATAGTGGGTCGGTTAGTGGTCGGCATTTGACGTGCTCGGCAAGTATAGATCGCAACGGCTCGGGGACATCGAGCGTTCGATTGCCGGCGAACGTCTTGATCGAACGTTGACCATTGGCCGTCTCCCCCTCGTGAATCCAAAGCATGTCGCATGGCTTCTCGTTTTCGTCAAGATCCCTCACTAGGCAAGTGACGATCTCTGACGATCTCATACCAAGTAGGAGTGACATTATCGCCGCAATCGCCCCATGGTCGCCCGCCTTGGCGAGGTGAATTGCATGGGAAAGGAACAAACGCGCTGCAGTGAGGCGCAGCTGATCTTTGCCCCTGCGCCGTCGCCCCACGCCCTCGATGTCGGCGAGCGGATTCTTGCGAAGCCATTTGTTCTTGACTATCCACGTCGCAAACGTTTTGCACTGCGCGAGGATCCCGCGGTGACTGTCAACGGCGAGCTCCTTGGCGAGTGTTGAGTATCGCGCATGGCACCATGCCGCGGTGATCGCCCACACGGGACGGGCGTCGTCGAAGAAGCGCCGGAGCGCCCACGCGGTGTGCTCAATGGACGTCCGCTTGTTACCCTTGGCGGTGAGATAGTCGACGTATTTCTCGATCGCGACCTCCGTCGTGAGATCGGTCGGGCCAAGCGTAGTCTTGTGGGCGCCGCGCACGTACTCGTCCGCCTCGTCCTCGTCGGCAAAGCTCACCCGCTTGCACGTGCCGGCGGCGTCAAACACCTTGACGATCCACCGCCCATCGCGGGCGGCGAAATGCGGCCCCACGACCCGCGCCCCTTTTCTAGGACGTGCCATGGAGTTTGGCCAAATCCCGTGTGATGATCATGCCCCAACTACAGTGCGCCTGAGGTGACATGACAATGACTAGACAACGGCTGTGCGAAATATTGCTACATGTAAGCGAAAAACTTCACGTTGACACCACACCGTAAAGCACTATGCTTTACGTGTGAGCGACATGGCGCGGTCTAAGCAGGTTTTTGTTAGGTGCACGGACGAGGAATACGACCTTTGGCGGGCGGCCGCTGGGGCCGATTCACGATCGCTGTCATCGCTCGTGCGGCATTTGCTCACGCAACACTTGGCCGAGAATCCCTTGCCCGATATCCGTCACGCCCCCGGCGAAACCACGGGCGAGGTCGTCCCGGAGCTTTCGCTTTCCGATGCGCAAGCGTACCTGTCCACGCGGCTCGAGCGTTATGCGATCCTAAATGAAAAGCGCCGGACGGAGCCCCTGACGGCCCGTGAGGTTTTCGAACTCCACAAAATCGAATACGCCAGAGCCGTCGTTGCGGGGGCGTCGGCGTCGGGCAAGGCGTCGGGCAAGTGAATGCCGATCACTGCGACGTGGTGACTGTGGGTGTTACTGTGGGTGCCGGAGAGGCACTCATGGGAGATCCCAAGGATAGAAAGATCGTCGTGCGGTGCACGGCGGCGGAATATGAGGCGTGGCGGGCGGTGGCGGAAGCCGGCGAGCGCACGGTTGCGCAGTGGGTGCGTTACCACCTCAACAGGGCAGCAAAACAGATCGGGGGGGGATCATGAGGGTACTGACTTGGGCGTTTGTGGGGCTTGTGAGCGCGGGGTGTGGCAAGCCCGGGGCGATGCCGGTAATCAAGGGCTTGGCCGCCGCCGAATGTGCCGTTGATTGTGTTTGCTCTACGTGGGTGGCTCGCGAGGTGGACATTTTCACCGAGTCGGCCGACGATTGGCACTCGAGCGGGCGCCCCGAGCGGGCGCGTCGCCCAGGAACACTCGAGGAGCGGACCATTCACGGGTGTTACCCTAACGCGGAGGAGTGCGGCTTGATAGTCAAATGGGTCACCGATGATGCGGTGTCGATCCTACCCTGCTACCCGTACCACATCGGCTCCGACGGAGCGGCCCACCCGGGCCCGCGCAAATAGTGGGTCAGTAGTGACCCACCCTCACGGGTGATCCGGTAGAATGGGCGCATGGCATTTCCGGCAACACCACACGGCCCCTTTGACGACGACGACGCCCTGCCCCCACGGCAGCACCATCCGAGATCGCTTGTCGATATCGGCCGGGCGATGCGCACCATCGTGTGCGAGGGCGACGTGTGGGGCGACGGCATCATTGAGGTGGACGGGTTTGTCTATTGGGTGACGGCCGTCAACTTGGCCGAGCGCGAGCCCGACGAGGATTGCAATTGACGCTTGCGACGCACCCCGTGATGGGTGCATGATGGGTGCATGAGCGTCACCCATGAGTCACCCGCAATCCACGACGATGACGATCGTGCATCCCGGCACGCGTATGTTCTGGCGATGCGCCGCGAGGGTCTGCCATTCCTCGAGATTGGCGCCCGGGCGGGGTACACGAACGAGCGGGCCCGGCAGATATGTGAGCGCGCGATGCGTTTGTGCCGCCGGCACCCGCTATTCCGTGAGGTCAAACAGGTGTGGCCGGAGGTGATGCGCTTTGACACGGCCGCGATCCGCCGTGGCAGAAAATGGCACCGCCACTGGAATTTGACGTTTCTCCAATTTGTGACGCTGGGCGCGGGTGATGTTACCGTCGAGTTCACCTATACGTCAGGCGCCGCCGACACGCGGACGGCGATTCACGCTGTGGTCGAGCGCGCCCAGGATGCCGAGGCGCAGTGCCGCAAGGGGGCCGAGAATGCGAACGCTTGAATCGCTCTTGATCCGGTATCTGACGCTCAGGCGCCAGACCTCCGACACAATCACCATCGACGTCCCGGCCGTCCGCGAGATGGCGGCGTGGTTCTACCACGAGGGCCAATCATGCCACCACGGCCCCCAATGCGGGGGCGAACGGTCGTTTAGGGATGCGTGGGCGGATTACTTCGCCGATGGGGACGACGACGAGGCCATTGCGAACGTGTCCCCCGTCGGGATGCAAAAGCGCCCGGCGCCCCTTGAGCCGCGCATGGCTTTCGGCGAGGGTTTGGCCGATGATGATGGGGGCAAAGATGTCGGGTTTTGAGAAAAACTTGGCCGAGGTGCAGGAGCAATTGGCCGGCATGATCGCAGTCGACGATGGCGACACGTTTCGCCCCGACCCGCTCGAGCGATCCTACTCAAGGAACGCCGTGGGCCGGGCCCTTGTCCGCGGGAAACGAGCCACCCGCACCATCCGATGGGACGACTGACCCCGGAAACGGGAACGGTTGACCCTAGCCACCCCGACCCACGGCAAGTGTCTACCCGTAGTGGGTGAGACAGTTATCCGACCACCACCCGTAGTGGTAGGTAAAGAGGGGGGACACCCGCTTTTCGGATCTCGAAAACTTCTCC